GAATAATTGTTCCCTTTCGCATCGCTTCAGTTTGGTCTTGAGGAAGACGCTGAATATAACTAAATCCATACTTTGTTGGACACCAACCAAACTGACCAAGAGAAGATTTCGTAATCTTCAAAATTGGTTTAGTCGGGTCATCTGCCCATTCAGGGTTCCAATCATATGTAAATTCATCCATTACATTCATCAAGTGTTCATATTTTTCATCATTGTTCATAGTTACCACCATTCATCTAGTGTTTGTTGAATCCTATTGTTTCGGATGCTTGATGTGTCCCACCCCATCGCGCGGTAAATAGGTTCCGCTTTCTTAATGACTAATTCAGCATAATGCTCATAGTCAGGCTTTCGATTCTCTAAGTCTTCAAAGGTTGTTGCTGATGCATACGTTAGCATTCTCTTTTCACCCTTAAAAGGATTAAGGAATGTTTTTCCGGGTTCATTAATTTTAAGATAGACATAAGAATCGTCATATTCAATATCTGAAGTTTCCCAAGCGTGAACTACACCAATCATTCCTTCTGTAATGTTTGGTTTAGAGTAATAGTATTTCTTGGTTACTTTGTTATACTTTTCTTCGATGCCTGTAAAGTTTTGAATAGAACCCATACATGCAACATATTCACCATCAATATGCTTCTTATTGCCGCAGATTTTTTGTCCTCGCTTAACAATATTTTCTAAAAGATGCGTTTTCTTACATTCAGGGCATCTAACTTTTAGGCGATTATCTTTCAGGCGACTCTTTTTAGCAATAGAAGCAATCGGGACATTACCCTTTCTTACTTCACTATAAGTCTCATACAAGTATTTGTTGATATCAACAAGAGGTTTTTGCTCGACCCACATTTTTAGGACAGTATTCTGAACCTCTTTTGCTAGTTTAGTTTCGCTAACTCTCTTGGCTTCGAAGCCGGTCATTGTGAATTTTTCTTTCTCAAGGAAAACTCCATCTTCCCAAGTAATCATACCTGCGTTTCTATTTTTAGTCATACCCACACCAAGAGCAGAAAAATACTTTTCAAACTCAAGAACAACAGGGTGTTCATCTAATCCCATAACATTAGGAAAACTCTCTCTTACCTTCTCTTCAATAAGTTTGATAGCCGTCTGAGCGGTTTCGATATCATCAATCTGAACATAGATTGAATCTGTATGACCATAAACTACTTTCATTCTTGTTCACCGCACCATTCGCAATCAAATGTTTCTTCACAAGTTACGCACATATAGTCCACACCATCTGTAGTCCACATTGATTCTCCACAACAACGACAAATGCTATCGGGTAGGTTAGCGACTAGCCTTTCTAGTCTTTTGAGTTTTTCAATCAAAGCCAAAACAGCACTATTAGATGGGTTCACTTCCACCACCTCTTTCCTGTGTAGTGTGTAAATTTCATAGCAGGTGCTTCATGTAACTCTTGCATTTCTGTTACTGCACCGCGCAAGGCCATTACTTCTTTCACAACAGCAAAAAGTTCTTCTCTCTCATCTTCAAGATGATTGATTCTCTGTGTTAGTTGTTCAATTTTATTTTCTAATAAGTTAATTCTGCTTTCGTTATCTAGTTTCATCAGATTCGCCTCCATGTTTGTTTTCCGATTCTTGTCGTGTATGGGCTCATTTTTAATCTCAAAGAAATAGAGTTCGTATGAGGTGTATATTTACCCATCATATCATATGTTCTTCCTTTGAAATCATGTGTGAAAAACTCTTCACCCACATCATATGTCTTAATTACTTCTTCAATTCTTTCTTTAATTGTTTTCATTCCGGGCATTTAAATCATCTCCTTTGCCGCAAATGCAGCCTTTCTAATTGCCTCTCTAGCAGAAGCAGTAATAGAAGCCGCTAAATCAACATCGGCCCAACCATATCCTTGAAAGGCAACAATGCCATAAAAGGAAGCCATTAGTCTTTTAACAGCCATTTGGTTGTTATACCACTTTCTGTATTCATCATCGTCGCCGCTTTCACGCGCCTGACGCATCCGTAGTTTATATTCATTTCTTAAATTTTTAAGAGTCAGGACAGAACGAGGCAGAAGTCCTAACTCATCTGTTTTATAATATCGCATATCTGTATATTCTTCAGGTGAGAAATCTCTAGGTGTAGCAATATTTACTGCAAACTCAGTTACTTCCTTGGATTTAGTTTCCCAAGAAATGTTACGGGCAATCATCATTGAAGGATATAGACCTGCAAAGTCAAAAGCCGCAACGTTCAAATGAAGACCATTTGTTCCTTCAGTTTCAGGGTGATAAATCATAGCCCCGTCATACGTTTCTCTTTCATGCTTACGGACTTTAGCACCTGTTGGGGCTTTCCAAGAAGCATTACGCATAAAATAGATAGAACCCATGTGCGAAGCATAAAAACATGCATCGAATGGAGCCAACAGTAATCTTTGCAGGGACAAAATCGCCTCGCTAGTAAAGTTAGTTTCATCAATCCTTCTAAGAATATCAACGTCCACAACTGCATATTGCATATACACGGTCGTATCTTCTAACCATCCTCTTCGATAAAATTCGTTGGGGTCAGAAAACTTAGAAGTCCAGACCTTCCCTTCACCAAAAAGAGTATTAGAAACATAATCTAAACTCAAAGAAGGAAGTGAGCCGCGTTGCGAATCATTCCATTGTCGCTCAAAAGCGAGGTCAAGATTCAGCGTGATTCTCCCTTTGATGGGCTGAGAGATAGGAGAAAATCCGTCATCCCCCTTAGAATATTCCCAACCGTCCCTAACTCGCTTGATTCCGTCCACAGAATTAACCGGACTTAACTCGTTTGGATTCATGCCGTTTGCACAAAGACGCTTAAGCAATACCGGCAAATCGAACTTTAGGCCAAACCAAGCAATAAGCATATCAGGGTCATGGCCTTTCAGATTAGAAATAAAGTTTTCAAGCATTTCCTTTTCACTTTCAGCGACCAATACCTTTGTCTTATATCCTTCAATCTTAGGATTATAGAAGTTAGTCTTCTGTGTTTTCCAATTAGGGAACCAAGTCCACAAATAGAACTGCTTTTCAAAATTATCATAAATAGAGATAGCAGTAATCATATCGTGATATTCTCCGCCTTGTTGCCATTCCATGTCCCAATACCACTTTCTCATTTGATATTCAGGCATTTCAGTCATTTCATCCACACAATAACGGAAATGAAACGGCACGTCTGCTTCAAAAGTTTCTTTAAAACACTTCTTTGCGTTTTGGGTATCATATGAACGCTCAATGAACACCTTCTTGAGAGCATCCCCGTGAAGGTTCACGGCATCAGTCGCCTCATATCGGAACGGTCGCTTAATTGTCCGACCTGCCTTATACTCAGCAACGTGGGGATGGTTCTCATAAACATAAAAATACGGGTCAAACTCGACAATTTCTGTCTTCCTTTCCCCGTTTTCTCTCCACGATTTATAGATGTGCTTTCCTGTATCTAATTTGCAAATAATCATTTAAACACCCGCAATATACGGTGCTTTGACTAGTCTCCTATCATCAGAAATGATAACAATAGGAGCATCATCAAGCACATAAAAGGTTAATAGTTGGTCTTTCTTGAAAAACTTATGAAGTGGACTAGAAAACTCGACTGTTGCCGGTTCACCAATCCTAACCAAAGGCTCAATTTCTTCAACATAAGAATTCGTTGGACCATCTGTGCTAGAAATCTTCAAAGATTCCCTAGTTAAGTCAATCTTATATACGCCAGACTTTACCAATTCGCAAGAAGAAATTGCATTTGCGAACACTTCGCTGTTTAAGATAAAGCCGCCTTCAAATTGAGTCTTGGGACTCAAATGAGGTAATTCATCTGTAGGCATAACTACAGGAAGTTTAGAAAGGACAGGACCAAGCCTGTTAATGGCTTGCATATTTGTCCATTCCACAACTCTCGGAACAGATGCTTTCTTTGAACCGGAAGAAAGGGAGAGGAAGTCACCCACTTCTAAAGTGACTTCCTCTCCAAAATTTTTCAAATAAGGAATAATCTGCGATGCCTTACCAATGTAGCCGCCATCAGTTTCAACCTCGGCTTCTAACTCAATATTGACGAGAAAGGTATTGTTACCTCCCCAAAGGCTTACAGTATTTGCTTTCGCTGAAAGATAGAATACGTCATCTAGGCTTCCTGATGAAAGTCCACCCTTATTCACGTATTTGCCCTTTACTTGAATGCTTTCTAATCCTTCTTTAAGTGTATTCGTATTAATATTCAACTTCATGGTTAATCAAACCTTTCCTTCTCTCAGTTCGGGAATACCCGTCCAATTTACACCGGCAGGGCCAACAGTTAAGGTTTCCCAAGTCTTTCCAACTAAGGTAGTATTAGTCTTAGAAGCACTTAAGGTAGCCTTATAGATAGTATTACCTTGCTTCTTCGTCTGCTTAGTTTCAATAATCTGGAAAAGAGCGTCACCTAAAATATTCCACTTAGGTTCTTGCCCTATTAAATTACCTTGACCATCGTATTTTCCCTTAGCGTGAGTAATATAGATTTGGTCACAATCTAATTTAAGACACATAGATAATAAAGCCTTAAAAGGTGCATTACGCTTACCCCATTCAAACTTCATCTTTTGTGGTTTTCCAACCTTTGCAGAACCCGTTACAAGTAATGTGCAAACATCTAGCCATCTATCAATACCGTCAAAAACAAAAAGAATATCTTCTCCCTTTGCAATTTCGTCCTTAACCATAAGAATAAAATCCTCAGAATTTTGTTCTGATAACTTTTGGTTAGGTTCTCCCTTTTCATTCATTACGAAGGGGTCGAAAAGTTGAATTCTGTCTGTGCAAAGATGATTTTGTCTCCAAGTTGGCTCGCATCCATTATCCCAATCAAGAACATAAATTTTCTTATGTGGAAAATCGAGAGCAAGGCCAGACTTAACAGTTTTAGGTTCACCCCAAATTCCTAATCGGAGAGGACTCTTTCTGTTTTTTCTCTCTTCCATTTGTGCGTTAAGTAACGCTCTTCCTCGCTCACTTCTAGCATTAGAAGAAAGAGCCTCGGTTGTTCCACCTGTTTTACTAGTCAAGCCCATTCATTAGCACCTCCAATTTCTGTTTCGTGAAGAGACAATTCCTTACCATGAATTTCAGCCCATGTGTTGATAATCTCAGTCACTTGTTCTTTTGTATCTGTTCTAAACCGGCATTCTTTTGTTCCAAGGTGAAACTTAATCCAAAATTCTCCGGCTACTTTTTCGTTTTCTTTAAACGTAATAAAATCAACATTAATTAAATCAATAATATAGTTGTTTTTTAACATAAAATATCTTTCTTTTAAAATCATAAAAATCCCTCAAGGGTATAGGCTTCGCACCTATTCGACCGTCATTATCGCCAACGGCTACACAAAGGTTCAATCAGAACCAATCGTAGTCTTCATCCACTACAGGAGCGGCTTCGACTACAGAACCCTTCTTGTCCATAGCATACAGACCACCAACGTTGATAGTCGCAGGCTGAACTTCGCCATCAACTTCGCGTTGAGAAGTATTTCCGATAACGATTACAGAAGAACCGATACCAAAGTCAATCTCGATATGCGAAGGAATCCAACAAGTCACCACTCCGCCATCATCGTCATAATTGAACTCAGCGTTTAGGTCCGTAATGTTGAGAATACGGTTTCCGTTAGCAGTTGGCGTCATGTTCATGTTACACACGGTTCCTTCAGTAATGATGAATCGCTCGTTATACGGAAGACTTTGCCTCTCCGTGTGAGCCATATCCACATCAACAAGAGGAACAACGTGACTATCCATCTTTTCAAGAAGGAAGTCTTCAACCTTGAAAGTGTCCATGTTGCGATAGTCGCTGTTTTCAGGGTCAAGGTCAGCGTTACGCAAAAGACTGTTCAAAGTCACTTCAGTCATCCCATACATGTTTCCATTCTCGTTAGGAATCGCAAGGAAGTGGACCCAATCGAAAGTGTTGGGGCTAAAATCCACACCGGGCTGATTCTTGTAGGAGAAAGGCCACAATTGTTTCTCGCCACCTTCAACAGAACCATAGAAAAGGCCCTGTCGTCGGAACTGTTCAGCAGGCAAAGGCTTTCCATAGCCCTTATTTTCGCCACCGTTACGGTAATGAGCGAGGTCATCCAAAGGAATGAAATACTGCCCATCCATACCTTCTTCTGCACCTTCAGGCAAACTGCTGATTGTCTTTTCCTCATACTCGCCCTTGTGATAACGGGCAACAACCCACTTTCCAAGTGCATTCTGAGTAGCAACGGCAACAATACCGTTTTCTAGTGCATTGTCGGCATCACGGCGATATTCTTCGCCTGCACGGTTTCTCTTCCAACGCATAGTGTCTCTCGGAGCATCGAGAGAAACGAACATACCAAAGACTTGCTTTGCTAATCCGCCACTACTGTTGTTTGAGTTAGAAGGCTTATTAGACCTTCTAAATTGTGCAACGTGAGAACGCCAAAGAGCGACACCAATTTGGTCGCTAGTTTCAATGTTGTTCTCTGCACAAATGCTTTCATATTTTTGTGTTGCTTCTTCTAGAGTCATCCCAATAATAGAGAGGGAGTTCTCAATTTCTTTTTTCATCTTTTCATTCATGTTTTACACTCCTGTTTATAATTGTCCAACCATCCACGAAATTAATACTTTCGGTGTCATAGTTGAGGACCGCCATTCTGTTTCTCCAATCGCTCTAAGATACTTAAATTTGATTTTAGAATCCATCTCTGTATCTAATACTGCATCGTGAAGACCGCGACAAATTTCTTTCACGTTACGTCCGTCCACCAACATCTTATGTAAATAATCCAATGCGGCGGATTTGTTATTCTGAATTAAATTAAGCCCTTCAGTATATGCTTCAAGGCTAATTGTTATTTGCTTCTTGAGAGTAAGATTACCTGCTTTTGCTGCTTGAATCTCGGTAATCGCCCTACGAAGGTCTAAAGACCCGGAGGCTATAAAGGACCGGATTTCATCTTCATTAAAGCGGTCAATTCCCTCACTAGCCAAAATAGTTTGCACTACTTCGAAGATTACTTCTGTATCAAGAGGAGCAAAATGGTAATTTGCACACCTGCTTTGAAGAGCAAAAATAATCTTAGTTCTGTCGTTACAGGTGATAAGGAATCGAATATTCTTAGAATACCTTTCCATAATTCTCTTTAACGCATTTTGGGCATCTGTGGTCATTCCATCCATTTCATCGAGAAGCATGATACGGAAAGGTGCATCACCAACGACACCACTTTGAGCCACGTTCTTAATTGTGGTTCTAACTGTTTCTAGTCTCCTATCATCAGATGCATTCAGTTCAATGAAATTATCTTCGAAAGAATCCTTCAGCATATCCCTAGCGGTAGCAATAGCGGCGGCAGTTTTGCCGTTACCGGGATTACCGTAATAAAGAACATTAGGCATGTCTTCTTCTTCAACCCAAATGGTTGCATCCATTCTATAATGTTCCTGACCACGAATTTCACTTACTGATTTTGGTCTATACTTTTCTGTCCATAGCATTTCAATTCCTCCATTCATCTCTAACAGTCCAAAGATACCTTTTGTTCTTCGGTCTATTAATGTCTTCAGGCACTAGCCTGAGTTTATTCTCATAGTCACACTTTGCTAAGACATTCGAAGTTACCCTGACTGACTTTGGTAGCCAACCTTTAGGCATCTTAAATCTTAACATAGCGGTTAATGTTGATGATGGAAGCGGCCTTCCTTCTTCTAAAATAATTTCAACGCATCCATCAACGATTTTTTTATTTCTTTTAGCATGTTTTCTCATAGTAATCACATAAAATTGTCTAGGCTCCCTATGTCTAAAACAACAGGGTCAGTTTTACGTCTTCTTCTTTTCTCGCCCAATCCAAGAAGCCGACATTCGCCATGATTGAGTTTCTTCATAGCCCATGTTTTAAATTCATCATCTAATAACAACTGCCTAAGTAGTCTTTCATCTTCAACTCCTAACTTTCGACAGATAGGAGGGATTTTACTATAGGTGTTTCTCTTAGGCATCTGAAGACGCCCAAAAGAATTACCGGGATGAATGTAAGACAGTAACTCATAAAAGTAGTCTGAAGACCACCTTCTTTTCACCACACCATCAACAAACAGAAGACGGTTAGGATGAATATTGTGAGACAACCATAGAATAATCTGTGTGTCTGCGGGTTTGTTATGCTTCAACAACTCAGCCATCTTATCTCTATCAGGCATCTTCATGTAAGTCATAACTAATGAATATACGTCCATATCTTTATTCACAGGCTCTTCACTATTAGGAGCAAGAGTATTTACCTTTTCTCTCAAATGATTAACTCTTCCCGCCCTTTTAATCTGACATTTATCCTTGATATCTTTAGGAACAGACTTTTCATTAATCGAAGTAAATACAATCTGTCCTTTATATCGCCGCATGATGTGAAGAATCTCTTCCTTCTTCGGCTTAAAATGAACATCTTCGATAATGATTCCGCCCTCGATAGGAATGGAACCAATATCCATAGTGCTTACTTCATTAGCATACATAACGTAAGGGTCTTCACAAAAGGTTCTAGCCTTCTGTGATTTTCCCGTTCCGGGTTTGCCTGTGATTAAGATTGGTCTAATTTTCTTTATTGTGGTAAGTCCCATTATAAAACTCCCTTTAATTCAAATAATTCTGTGATTCCTTCTTCTGTTAAGTGTCGTCTTTCACCAACGATTTCCACGGCTTTTCTAAATCTAGCCCATTCATTTTTTGCATCAGGACAAGACTCAGGAATGCCCTCCATCAATTTATAGAGGTTAATGATACCTCCGATTCTTAGAATAGGTCTAGGACGACTAGAATGTTCTTTTTCCTTTAGTGTTGTCTCAATGCCCATCCTATGTAGTCCTCTTTGGATTTCTTCTAAGAATACAAAAGAGTCCGCCCTAATATTTAAGCGAAGTCTTGTTCTATATCCAATACCTGAGTTCTCATTTCTCTCAATGTGGAAGTCTGCCTTCCCAAGAGAAAGAACAACACCCTTAATCATGTCTGAATTAAGCATAATCAAAAGCCTCCGTTGCTCCTAAATACTCGCCTTTGATTCTCAAAAACTCAAAACCAGATAACACTACATGTTTTACTAAGTCTTCAAATTCCATGCATTTTCCCGGAAAGATAAAAGTAATTGATGAACCCTGATACGTTCCAAGTGCCTTTGCTGTTTCTTCATCCATATCATCATATACGACACAATGTAGAGGGTTTTTGCTAGTCTGCAATAGATGTGCGCTGATACCCTTAGTTAGAAGAGTTAACTCACTTTCTTTAATATACTTGAAAGAAACAAAACTGAATGAGGTCAGGTTATCATAGCGTCGAAGCCATTCCTGAACCAATTCATCGGTGAACATTACTCTAACCCATCCTCAATGTATTCCTTATGGTCCATTCTCAATTCCTCCGAAAAATGTAATTGTGAAAAGTTAATCTCAGAAAAGTGTTCTGCTCCAACTCTTTTATGTCCATGTCTCTCAGCAGTTTCAAAGGCGTTCATAATCATAACCTCTGCTAATCCTGCTAATTGTTCATGAAGAAACATAATGCCCTTTCTAGAAAATTGTCCATCTGTTGTTTCTTTGATAATGTCCCTCAAATTAATTTTAGATTGAAACTTACGGAGCGGAACCTTTGTTGGCTCAGATACAGGTTGGATTAAAGTGCCGTTTTCGTCAAAATATGGAACCTGCGACAGAATCATCTTGCGAGGACGCCCCTTATAATGCTTTACGTCATGAAGATGAGCAAAATTATCATCAATCTTCACAACCTGATATGTTTTGCCGTCAATCATAGTAAATTGTCCTTCTTTAATCATTTTGCATCTCTCCCTTCGCTTGCATTAAGCAGTTACGAATTACTTCGAGGTCTGATTCATCATCTAGCAGTTGCAGACACAGATTGATGATAGCCTCCATTCTGTTTGTTTTTTCAACAATGTGGCTCTTACCGTGGGCTAAAACATCATCAGTTCTCATTCCTGCAGATTTAAGAAAAACCTTTCTAGTATCTGGCCGGGGCCTTTCAGGAGTCAATTTGTGGAACCTATCATGTAGTTGATATAAAACCAAATAAATTGACTTCATTCTTTTCTTATGCATAGAAATAGCCCTTCCCACTTCTTTCTTAGACATGGTTTCAATTTGAGAAGAGGAACCATCATCATTTCTAAAGTATTTGTATGTCTTCATTAAATCATCTCCAAAACATCATCAATAGTGTTTGCGTCTTGAGGGAATTTATCATCCCTAATTCTCGTAACGCGAGGAAACCTAAGACCGATGTTACCCTTAGCATCCCTCGTTACCAAATCCGCACTAACTTCAAGAACAACTCTAGGTAAGAAATTGTGCTTACCGTTAGCAAAGGATTCAACATTTCTTCGCAAATCATTTGTTAAGCGAATGAGGTCAGAATCAGAAAAACCTGTTCCGACCCAACCAATCGGAGAGTAAGAACCACCATCTCTTACTCCGATTTCATAACTACCAAAAACACCTGCTCTCTTTCCTTCTCCATAGGTTGCAGAAAGAATAACCACATCTAACTCAATTCGCGGTGGCTTATGTTTAGCCCAAGAAACAGAACGCTTTCCGGGCTGATATTCGGCATCTGCATCTTTTACGATGATGCCTTCAAAACCTGCATTAATTGCTTCGTGATAGAAAGCGATTGCATCTCCATCAAAT